GTCATGTCGTTACCTCCGCGCTAATGCGTCTACGTCTCTGCGGGTGTCGCGCAGAATGTCGGTCAATGTCAGGAGCGGCCGACCCACCGTTAGCCCGACGTCCTCTGTGCCGTTGTCACTTATCGCGTAGGTCATGCCGACGACTCGTACCGACGTCACGACGTCGAGCCGCCCCGAGCGCACGACGAGCGGATACGTGCCGCCCATTGAGATAAGCCCCTCGCGATAGGTGCCGGGTGTCAGGGTCACCGAGTACGACGGCACGAGCACGCTAGAGCGCCCGAGCTTGCCCGACGCCTGCTCGTCTAGGGTCGATTGCAGCGAGACATCGGCCGCATTGTCTGCCGTCATCCATACGCCAACAGGGATACGCGTTACGTCGTTCGCGTCGGGTGACAACGCCTCCGCGAATACCTGCGGGTCGTTCGGATTGTTTGACGCGTTATTGCCGACGAGCCGTACATAGTTGCCGTACTCCGTACTCTGCACGCTGCGCGTCACGCTCGCGATGGTGCCGCCGTACTCTAAGACCGGCTCGTCACTCGTTACGCCCTGACTCGGCCAGAAGATACGGAGCGCACCGTCCGAGGTCGGCGCGTCCGGGTCGGCGCGCCCGGACGGCATGACGTCATAGTCAAAGCCCCCGATAACGTGCGCCAGGTCGTCTATTAGCTGGCCGATGCTCGCTTGCGCGGCGTACTGACGGTCGCGCAAGGTCGTGTTATCGACGCCGCGGCTCGTGCCGTCCGGGTGGACGAGCATTAGCGAGAGCGGGAGGTAGCTACCGGGTGCCAACGACAGACCCGGCCCTACGGGTGCCGTAGGCATGGCTGCTACCTGTGCCGAGGTCGTCATGCCGAGCGTGCCCGCGGTGAGTAACGCCGCCACTATCGCGTCCTGCGGTACTTGCGTCGGCGCGTACGGCGCGGTCAGGTAGCGCCGCGTCAACATCGCGAAGTAGTCGTGACACGTCACGTTCACCGTATGGACTTGCTCGGAGATAATGTCCTCCGACTGCGCGATGACACCGTGAAAGTACGGCACCTCGCGCTCTAGCTCGTCGTCGTACCGCCATACGTAGACGTCGTGCTCTAGCTCGCGGAGAAGCGCCGTCTCGGGGTTGTGCCCGTCGAGCGAGAATGTGAACTTTGCCGGACCGTTTAGCTTCTGCTCCAACAGACGCGAGCGCGCGTCGGTTAGCTCGCTAATGAGTGTCGCCTCCATCGGGTCACCGGGGAGAGAAGTAAACGAGCGCCGATGCAGTGTCACGCGCCACCGGCTCACGAGAGGTAACCGTCCTGCCATTCAATCTGGCATTGCGTTACGTGGTCTGTGTTCTCGCCGCGGTAGTTGACGGCAACGATGGTCGGCAGGTTCGGCCATTGCGGCCATGTCAGCAATGACCAGTCGAGCGACGCGAGCACCGATTGCGTCAAGTCGTCGTCTAGGTATGCCGTATGCGCCGCGGTGTCGATGCCGACAAAGTGGCCCGCGTCGATGCGATAGAAGCGGTCAAAGCCGAGCGACCCGGCCCACGCGGCACCGCCCGCGCCCGCCGCGTCGAAGTCAATAACAGGAGCGGTTACGGGTCCGTACATGCGGAGGTAAGGCTCTATCGGGACGTCGCCTTGCCCGCGCACCTCCGCGGGTGTCGGTAGGTCCGTGCCGCCGCCGAGCGGATAGGAGCGGTCGTAGGCGAGGTCGTACACGCGGCCCGAGCCAACGGCCGCGCCCGTCCATGCCGTCTCTCTATGGCGCGCCGGGTCGCGTGCTATCGGGTCGGCCGCGAGCCATTGCAACGAGATATTGCGTACGGACGGCCCGGCAATCGGCCACGCGTAGCCCGAGCCGCGCAGTACGAGCGTGCGCTCGGCCGCGCCCGGCCGGTCGAGCACGTAATGCAAGGTCGGCCGGGCGCTCGGGAGCATGTACGGCGCGAAGCGAGAGGCTACGTCGTCAATGACTGCGCCCCCACCCGCGAGCGCTACGAGGTCCGCTTGCACGACGCGCCCGCCCATGTAGCGCGTCCGGTCGTATATGCCGTCGTGGCTCGGCCGGTTGTTTGTCACCTCGCGCGGAGTCGGGTAGCCGAGGTCGAGCTTCGTACAGACGTAGCCCCTACCCTCTAGGCCGATGCTCGACCCATCGGCCAGAGTGAGCCATGCCCTACGGACGCACGTAGCCATTACACGCCGCTCGTCTGCGCGACCCACGCGGCCCGCTTCATAAAGGCTTCTACGTCTAGCTCGGTCGCGAATGTCGCGTGCTCTATGACGACGGCCGCTCCGGTACGCCCGCCGCCGATGGTCGCGCCCGGACTCGTCGCACCGCTCGACGTCGAGAGGCCCGGCACGTTCGCGCCGCCGATAGCCGCAGTGATATTGCGGAGCGTCGTAGACACCGTGCCCGCGAAGCCCGCTTGTAGCCCGGCCGACAGGCCCGCCATGATCGTCTGTCCGGCCGGTTGTAGGAGCCGGTAGTCCACGTCGCGCGGACCCTTTAGCGACGCGATCTTGCCCGCGATGCCGCCGACCTTGCCGAGCACGCCGGTTAGCGCGTCCTCAATGCCTTTGCCTAGCCCCTCAATAATCGACTTGCCCGCGCCGTAGAGAATGTTTCCGACATTGCCGAGCGCGCCGACAATCGCGCTAGGGATGCCGGTTACCGCGCCCGTTACCGCGCCGACTGCGCCCGAGATACCCGACGCGAGGCCGGACATAAGCGCGGCACCCGCGCCGACGAGGAGGCCGCCGAACCCTGCGACCGCGCCGAGAATCTTTCCCGGCAGTCCCGCCACGGTCGAGACGACGCCGCCGACAAAGCCGATTATCTGATTATGGAACAAGAGAAACGCGCCTATGACAATGCCGATAGGCCCGAGGATCACAAGCAACGCCGCCGTCATTATCTGCCAGTGGTCTACGACGAACCCAACCGCCACCTCGACCGCGTGTACGACGTCGGTAAAGACGGTCGTAAAGACTTTGCCGACGTCGGCCACAATCGCGCGCACGAGTTGCGAATGCTTGTAGAGCAAGATAAAGCCCGCCACGATTGCGGCAATGCCGACGATTATCAGAATGACAGGGAACGCCGATATAGCCGCGTTCCAGAGCCATTGAGCGATAGCCGCGAGCTTCGACCCACTCTCGGCCGTCTTTGTCGCTACGGTGCCCGCCTCCGTCGCCGCGGTCGCGCCCTTTGTCAGTGACGCGAATATCTCCGTCGCCGCACCCGCCGCCGTCATCGCGATACCGATACCTTGTAGCGCCGGTCCGTACTTCTCGCCAATCTTCGCGGCCGTATCTTCTACCGTCGTCTGTACGTGCTTTAGCTTGCCCGAGAACGTGTCCGAGGCCGCCGACGCCTGACCTTTGAGCTTCGCGGATAGCTCGTCTATCGCCTGGTGATTGCCTTTCGTAGACGCTTTGAGGTTGTCTTGCGCTTTCGTTACGTTGACGTGCGCCGCGTACGCTTTGAGTGACGCGCCCGATACCGCGTCCTGCGCGTCGCGTAGCTTGTGCTGCTCCGCGACTGTGAGCGTTGTCTTGCCCGCGTACGTCTCTTGTATGTCGGTCAGCTTTTTACGCGCGTCTGCGAGTGACTTATCCGCTTTCTCCGCGTCGCTCGTCGCGTGCTCTAGTACCTTGTGGTCGTCGGCCGTCTTTGTTACGTGTATGCCGTACTCTTTGAGTATGCGCGTGTTGCCGTTGTACGCCTTGCCGAGCTTGCCCGCGGCCGCCTCTAGGCTTATGTGCTTTGACGCCGCGAGGTCCGACGTCGTAGTAAGAAGCTCTAGCGCTTTGCGCGGATCGTTCGTCGCTTGCGTGAGCTTCGTTAGCGCCGCGTTCGTGTCGCGCGTCGTATGCCCGTACGTCTCTTGCGACTTGCCCGCCTTGTCCATCTGATCTTTGTACGTGTCGTACGACTGCCCGGTAGCCTCGACGGCCGCTTGTAGCTGCTGCTGCGAGGCTTTCTCTTTGGAGCCGACGTCGGTAAGGATGCGACCCGCCACACTCACCGCGGCACCGACGCCCATCATTACGCCGCCCGCCGTCTTTGCCGACTGATTGGTCCGCGAGAGCGCTTCGTCTACGCCCTGTATTGAGTCACCGAACGGCCCGAGTACGCCCGTCTTATTTAGCTCGCCAAAGACGCCGCGGTACGCGCCCGTTATGCGCGCCGCGGACGTGTCGGCCGCCGCGCCCGTCTCTCCGAACTTCCCGACGACGTGTTTAACGTCACCGAGAACGCGGACGACTACGGACGGAGACTTAGGCACGTTGCCGCTCTAGTCGTTTCGCTTCTGCTATCTCGTGTTGCATCACTCGCAACATGGCCGCGAAGTCGTCGTCCTCTAGCGCGTCCATGTCGGCCGGGGTCATTGTCCAGAAGCGACAGAATCGGGCGCGAGCGTCGGAGACTTCCCGTTTGTAGGGTCCATGCCGACTACCTCTACCTCTACGTCGTACGCGTGAAGCCAGAGCGCTTGCGGGTCGTAGTCGGGAAAGTCGCGGATCAGAGCGCGGAACGCGACCATGCGGAACGGTTGCGACTCGGCTAACGCCTGGAAGCCGCCCGGCTCGTACTTTGTCATTAGGTCGAGCACGCGTTGCGACGGGAGCCGAGCCGAGAACGACTCGCTTACGGTCACGAGGAGCGGAAGCTCTACGGGTACGGGTGCGTCAGTCATGCACTGCCTCCGGGTTGTCTGTGTCGTTCGTCCATCCGAACGAGCCGAGCGCCGCGTCTATGCGGTCCGCGTCGAGCGAAGCGGCCGCGGTGTCTACGCCGGAGGCCGCGGGGAACATGTAGCGCCCACCGGCCGAGTAGGCCCGCGTGCTCGGCCACCCGCCCATATCGACCGGCCCGGCATAGTCCACGCCGTCGTAGCCCGCCTGCCAGCCGGTCGGGTCGTCGTCGTCGGCCCAATCGCCCGCCGATGCGGCCAGCGTGCCCGTAACGGACGGCACAGAGCCACGAGCGGCCACGGCTACGACCGCGACGGCTCTACGGTTCCCCTCGCGCATGGCGCGCTCTAGCTGGCCCGCCCGACCGGCAAAGCGGCCGAGGTCGCGAGAGAGCGCCCGCGCGCCGACAAGCTCGGCACCGTCCGCCACGCGTCTACGCCTTGCGGCCGATGCCGAGCCAAGTTAGAAGCGCCACGCCCGCGAGCACGCCCACCTCGATAAGCAAGATGACCGTTTGCGTCGTCGTCATGGAGCCTTACCGGCCGCCCACGCCGAGCCGTCGTAGTAGTTCGCGAGGAGGTCGGCCGTTATGACGTACTGACCACTCGCCCACGCGCCCGCAGGGGTCGCCGCGATGCCCGCCAGCCCGGCCAGGTCGGCCGGAACGGTCGCGCCGCTCGGAGTGAAGTAACCGGGCTTTCCCGCTTGCGCGCCGGTCGCGTCCACGACGCCGGGGTCCACCGAGGGAGGTTGCGTCAGGTTCCAGTCAATCGCTACCTCAGAGGCCGCGCCCGCGTCACCGATCAGAAGCTCAAACGGTTGCGGAATCGCGAAGCCCGCGATAGTCGGGTTCGCCGCGCTCGGAGGTCGCGACGAGTAGCCGCGTGCTTTAAACGCGGCCGGAGTGCCCGACGCCTGGTACGCCTCGTACGCCGCTTGCAGTGTGTCGTACGTCGCGCCGTTCTCAAACGATTGGTGAAAGTTGACGCGTAGGTGCCATTTGGTCGTACCGGGATAGTCCGTCTCCGCGCAGAATGACACGACGGTAACGGGCTTGTTCTCCGGCACTACCTCTAGGTGTCGCACGAGACAACGCAAGTTCGTACCGACAAGCTCAAAGTAGGCGTCGTTCAGAATGAGCGGAGCCGCGTGTACCTCTGGCGGGTCGCCTGTCGCTAGTGGCTCGGCTACTGCCGCGCCTCTGTTGTTTGCCATGTTGTTACTCCTCTCGCTACATGGACACTTCTAATACGAGGTCGGCCGCGAGCAACAGGTCCGCGCCCGCAATCTTTACGGCGCGGTAGTTGCGCTCCGTCGTCGCCTCTAACGTCTGCACCGTGCCGCCAAGTGTCGGCTCGGCTTCTATCGCCTTGCGCGCTTGCGCCACGAGGTCGGCTACGTCGTCGTCGTGCTCTAGCGTGCCGATACAGACGACGGGGATAGTCACGCGGTCTACGCCGAACGACTGCACCGCGTACATAACCTCAATCGGTCGGCCGACCACGACGGCCGGAGCATTGAGGCCCGACATAGGCGGATGCGGGAACAGAGCGCACGTTAGGCCGCCGTCGCGCAGAGCTTGCACGAGCGCCGCGGCCAAGGGAGCGCGGCTCCACGTCATCCGAATACCAAAGGCGCGTACGCCTCGTACAAGCGCTCCGCGGTCGGGTCGTGCCGCGACACGCGGACAATGCCCGCGTCGCCCCAGCCGATAGTCCCGTCCGCACTGTCGCGTCTGCGATAGATGCTTGCCGCGTCGAGCAAGGCCGCCTCGTGTACCGCGTCGGGTACAAGCTCTGCCTCGTCGGCCGCCCACTTCTTACCCGTCCGAGTAATGCCGTAGTCAATGGCGGCCAGCCGCGCCGAGTCAATCACCGCGTCGTCGTCCGTGTTCTCCATGCGGAGCACGCCGCGTACCTCTTTAAGCGTCGGCCATGCCGCCATTGCTACGACTCCTCCCGGTTACTTGCCCCCGTTGTTTGCCTTGCGCTCGGGCGCGGGCGCGGGTGCGTCGGGTTGTACGTTGCTCGGCAGTGTGCCGAGTACCTGTAGCGGAACGAACGCGCCGCCGAATAGCGCGCCGTCTGCGACGTAGCCGCCGTACGCAACCTCGACGCCGAGTATCGACGGCTCGATAACGGACAGAAGCCCGATTACCTCCTCGTACGCCTCAAACAAGCTCGACGGCCCGACGATGCACGTACCGTCGCTAAACGTCGGCACGACGATACGCGGTAGGCCGATGACGTCACCGCGGAAGTTCGCCAGCGACGACGACCCGGCCGCTTCGTCTAGGTCACCGCTCGGAGGTAGCGCGAGCCGCGCCACGTCCACGAGCGCGCCGAGACTCGCCCATACGTCGAGTGAGCACCATACGCGGTCGGGCATTTGCTTACCCGCGTTGTAGCTCCGCATGGCGGCCGTGTAGAGCGCCGTAGACCACTCGGCCAGAGACGGACTCGACCCGGCCGCGCCGACGTCAACCGGCACGCCCGCCGCCGCGTTCGTGAAGTCGTCCGAGACGGCCGCCTCTGTCTCGTGCGCGTACACGTCTGCGAGGTCGCGTACGAGAATGTCCCACGCGCCCGGCTGCGTAAAGTCCATGTCCTGTCGCGATATGTCCACACTGCCGCCGTACGTCCGCTTATCGAACGGGATGCCGACAATGTTCATCTTCTGCGACGGGAGCGCTTGCTTCTCTCCGGCTTGCGGTCCGACTTGTACGTGCTGCGCGATGGTCGGCCGCGTGAACGTCTTACCGGGGATACCGCCGAGCGACTTTGCGCCGCCGAGCGAAGTGATAAGCGGTCGGTTCGCGTCGATCAGAGACACGACGCCGCCGACTATCGGAGTCGGCAGGATGCCCGGAGTGTCGGCCGTCGTCTGATCCGCCCGCGTCTGATAGGCCGCCGCAATGCGTGCGGCCGCCTGCTCGTCGCGCGTGCGCTGCGCGTCCATGTAGCCATGCGCCCGCATGTAGTCCACGAGGAACGCACCGACAGACGGGTACGTGCCCGCCCGCTCGGGGTCGGCCCGCCGTGGCGCGGCCGGGATAGGCGGGTGCGGTAGCTCTGCGCTCCGCTCGCGCGCCTGGTCGCGCAGAGCTTCGTACGCGGCCAGAGGTTCTATCTGCGCGTCAATCTCTGCGATGCGCTGGCGGCACGCTTCTAGGAGTGAACGCTCCGCGTCCACGAGGTCGCGCTCGTCGCCCACTTGTGCGAGTACCGCGTCCATTGTCGAGACTTGCTCGTCGCGTTGCGCGCGCAGTCTTTCAAGTACGGCATTAGGCATGTCTGCCTCCGTTGTCGTCGGGATATTGCGCCGTCGATTGCATGGCGCTCGGGTGCCCGACGCGTTGGCCTACGGGTGAGTGCCGCTCGACGCATGGCACACTCGGACCGTAAGCCGGACGGTAGACGTACCGGCCGCGGATCAGTCGCTAGGCGCGGAGCGTAGCTCCTCGACCGTGGCGCGCCAAGCATCCGCCGCCCGGACGCGCGCGCCGAGCGCTTGCGCGCGTGTTTCCATTGAGTACGCCGTGCGTACGCTCGACACTTCCGCGCCACTAAATACAGGAGTCGGAGTAAGTGACACCTCTAGCAAACGCGACTCTTGCCGCGTCACCTTGTCTTTGTGCTCGGGTCCGAGGTCGGGGTTCCAGTCCTCCCACTCCAAGTAGTCCCACTCCGAGCGGATAGGCATAAAGCCGACAGAGAGGCCGAGCAAGTCGCCGCGCTCCGCGCTCGACGCCGCCGACTGCGCCTCCGTACTTTCATTGAGCCGCCACACTCCGCGGAGCGCGCCGTCGTCGTGGCTCCATTGCTCCGCGTGCCCGATGGGAAATGAACGGTTGTCATGGAACAGAAGTAGCGGGAGCTTCTTACCTGTACCGCCCGCGGTCGAGCGCTTAAACGAGTCTTGCGCGTGCTGCTCCAAGTACCAGCCGACGTCGCCCCACTCGTCGTAGGGAACGGCGCGCCCCTCTAGGTACGTGTACGGCTTGCCTATCGCTTGCGCGTCGCGTAGCTCTAGCGTTACCGCGTACGTGCGTGCCTCCGGTGCAATCGTCATACGTCCGGCCCTCCTGTGTCGTCGGGTAGTTGCGCGTTCGGGTCGGTCGGGTCGGTTATGTCCGAGCCGGTGCCGGTATCACCGAGGCCCGCCGCGTCGGGCGGGAGGCCGAGCATCACGCGCGCTTCTCCGAGGTTGATAATGCCCGAGCCGTACGCCGTAGACGCCGCTTGTACCGACGTAGCCAAGTCCTCGCGCAGTAGTTGACTACGACGGAAACGCATTTCCGTACCGCGCGGAAATATCGCGTCGGACATTATCTGCTCAAAGTCCACGAGCACCGGCTCTAGTGAGGTCCGCAATATCTGCTGATACTGCGGCCCGGCCGTGCGGTACGTCATGCCCGAGACGGGAGCACCGAGCCAGTAGCCGTCTAGGTTAAACATGTTCGCGACGTCGAGTAGCGAGAGTCGGCGCGCCTCGTTTAGTTGTGTGTCGCTAGGTGACCACGCGAGCGGTACGACGGTCGTACCGTTCGGCAGTATCACCGGCTCGCGCACCGGCCCGCCGAACTTGTCGAGCCAATCTTGCTTTGCCTGGTCCGCCGTCTCTTGCGTGAGTGAGGCTTGCGGAGCAATCACCGCGACAGACGGCACGCCCGCGTCAGACAGCGCGCCGCGCTCGTACTCCTCCTCCTGCGCCACGCGGTCGAGAGTGGACAAGTGCTCCTCGACCACGCCGACACCGCGCACCGGGTAGTAGCGGTCGGCCGAGCGCCGTACGTGTATGACGTCCTCTAGCGGTAGTCGATACGAGAGGTAGTAGTAGCTCACCTCGTCGTAAGGGTCGGTCGGGTTCCACTGTATGTAGACCCACGTAGCCGGTAGCCACTTGACCGCGAGCGGCCAGCCGTCCGCGCCACGCGCCACGACGAGCGAGATTGCGTTACCCGATAGCAAGTAGTCCTCGACCATGAGGCCGACGTACTCGGCACCGCCGCGGTAGAGGTCCGGCTTCTTACAGATACGCGGTTGCGGGTCTATACGCGAGTACCCGCGGTACGCGTCGAGCGGCATTTGCTTTGCCATGCCCGCGTAAAGCTGCAAGGCCCGGCCGACTGCGGGGATACGGCGCGCCGTGTTCGCGTCGTAGACGAACGCGCCGCCGTAGCCGTACGGAGTGGGGAACGACAAAGTACCGCCCTGTCGTAAGACAGGACGCGCCATAGGAGCCGCCGCCGCAATCGTCACCGAGCGCGAAGCACGCTCGCGAGGCTACGCGGCCGTCTGCGCTTCGCCTAGTACCCTCGTGCCGCGGAGCATAAGAACGGCCCGCCTGCGGCCGTCTAGGCACCTCTGGCGGTCGTTCCCGCCACCGGCCGCCAGGGGTCGCCGTCCGTCAGAAGATGCGGAACGGTCCGAGGTCCGGCGCATGGTCGTACGCCCATAGCGCCACGGTCGCCGCGGTGAGCGGAGCGATTGAGACGGCCGACTGCCGCCGCCCCCATACCCACGCGTCCGCCACGGCCCGCCGTGCCGCCCCACCGGCCGCCAGGTCGAGCGCCGGATGCGGCCGGACCCGGAGGCCCGGAGGAGCCGCGCTCACGAGGTCTAAGAAGCTCACACAGGCCGCCGCGTACTCTCGGAGCGCCAGCCCATCCGGCTCGGCTCCTCGTCGGGTCAGGACGTCGGCCACGTCGAGCGCCGGTCCGCCCGCGTCGTAGGCGACGGCTCGGGGTTGCCAGCGCGAGCGAAGCTCGGCCAGCCGGTCGGGGAGCCAGCCGACGCCCGAGCGGTAGTCGGCTACCTCTAGGTGCGCCGTGCCCTCGTCGTCGCGCCACGCCGCCACTATCGCGCCGTCCGAGCGGTCAACCGCCACGTCAAAGCCGAGCGCCACCCGCCCGGACGTCGGCATAGGCGCGTCGTCGTCGGCCGCCGCCCGCCACGCGCCGAGCGGGATAACCCGAGCAATGATCGCGACCCACTTATTGCCGTAGGCGCGTGCGAAGTCGTCGGGTCCGAGCATGTCGAGCGCGGCGCGCATAGACGGCTCGTGAATCGTGCGCCCGTACGCCGGGTGATAGAGCGGCCACGAGTCCGGCTCTGTCGGGTCGAGCGCGTCGGGACAGGACCACTCAAAGTAGGCGAGTCCGTCGAGCCGGTCGGCCGCCACCGCGGCGCGTCCGGCTTCTACCGCGCCGAGCCACCATTGCGAGGTGCTATCGCCCGCCGTCGAGACTTTCCAGACTTGCGCGTTCGGCTTTGTCGCTTGCGTCGGGACGATTGCCTGGTCTATCTGCTGGCCGCGTAAGAGGTCGAACGCCCAGCACTCATCGACTACCACGAGGTCGGACGTCTTACCGTGCAAGCCGGTCGGGTTCGGCGGGAACGGACGCACGAGGCCGCCGCTCTGCTCAAAGCGGACGTGTTCGGAGCCAGCCTGACGCCGGAGCGAGACGGTATTGCCGAGCGGTCCGAGTAGCGGCCAATGCTCGTTTGCGAGCCAATCGACGGCATCCTTTGCCGTTTGCATCGTGAAGTAGCAACGCGCACGCGGGGTCACGAGCGCCCGATGGTCGAGCACGCCGCCCGTTAACGTCGTCTTACCGCTCTGTCTCGGGACGGTCACCTCTACGAGCGAGTACGCAAAGCGGCCGTCGTCGTCCACCTCTAGCCCGACGTCGGCTACGTACTGCTGCCACGGCAGGAGCGGACGCCCGAGCGCCCGGTAGAGCTTGCCCACGGCACCGCCGTAGGTCGGTCTACTCGTACGTCGGGTCGCTAGCGCCGGGGCCGGACCGTGCAAGCTCGGCCATGAGGTCGCCAATCGGGTCGGGTGGCTTTGCACCGCTGGCACTCATTCCCGCCGCCTCCCGCATGGTCAGGTAGACGGCATTTGCTCGGGTCACCGCGTCGGGGTCGCGCTCTAGGTCGGCCCGGTCGATTGCCCGAGCTTGACTGCGGAGCGCCGCCCGCTCGGCCGCCCCTATGTCGTGGCGGGTCACTAGCTCGCGCTCTAGGCCAATCTCCACCCGTCCGCGCTCGTTCGGCTTGCTCACGGCACTACCGGCCCGGTTCGGTCACTGTCAGCACCGCTCCCGGCAGATCGGGGAGGAATCGGACAC